TTCATCATGCCACCTTTAGCCATGCCTTTGGTTTTCTTCATCATGCCACCTTTAGCCATGCCTTTGGTTTTTTTCATCATGCCACCTTTAGCCATGCCTTTGGTTTTTTTCATCATGCCACCTTTAGCCATGCCTTTGGTTTTCTTCATCATGCCACCTTTAGCCATGCCTTTGGTTTTCTTCATCATGCCACCTTTAGCCATGCCCTTAGTTTTTTTATACATAACTACCTCCTTTTAGTAGTTCGTTTAGCTTGTTTAAAGTTTTGTCTCGTAGGAGCACCTTTTGCTCCTGGTTTACGCATACGTTCACCAGATCCAGCTTTTATCCTTCTACGTTTAGCGTTTATATTAGCGTACAATCCTGGTCTTTTACTAGTCATTTTTATCCTCTGCGTCTTTAACTTCTTTAAGAAGATCAGCATAATCTTCTTGCCCTTTTAGTTTTGTTTCTAGTGCAACTTTTTCTCTTGCTGCTGCTATTCTTTGTTGTGCAATATCTTCATTTATATCTGCTTTATTTAATGCTACTTGTGCATCTAATTGTTTTAGTGTTATATCTGTTTGTGCACGTAATTGATCTGCTTGTGCTTTTCTTTGTATTTCTGCTTGTTGTAATTCTAGTTGTGCTTTAGCTAAATCTACTTGTGGTTGTTGTTGCGCTATTTGTTGTGCTTGTAGCATGGCTTGTTCTTGTCCTGTAATTTGTTGTGTTGCTTGAGCTGCAAAAATAGCTATTTGGTTTTCGATTTCTTCTGGCACAGGTTGTCCTTCTGGTGGTAATTGAATACCTTGTTGTGCTAATAGTTGTTCTACTTGTACTCTATATTTTAATGCTTGATGTTCTTGTATATGTGCTTGTAATACAGCCATAGCTTGTGGATTTTGTTGTACCGATGGACTTTGCATAAATGCCATATGTGCTTGAATATGTGCATCGTGGTTTTGTTCTATAAACGCTTTTAATGGCATACCCATTAGAGCGTCTTGGTTTTCTTGTATAGGATCTTTTGGATTCATATTATCTTCAGGTTCAAGTATTTGATCTATATCTTGAACACCAAGTGCTGAATACATCTTATGATAAGCTTCACGTAAATTATGTAATTGTGGTGCACTTTGTGCTAATTGTAGTTGTGTTTGTGCTAATACGACACGTTGGCTCATACTAAAGATATTTGGATCACTTACAGGTAATATATCTACTTGCCCGTCAAAATCTCTAGCATATACTGTTCTTGAACCACCAACAACATCATAAGGATATTCAGTTGGTAGTGATTCTGAAAAAACCCTAGCTAATAGTTTAAATTCTATTTTTTGGGCGAAATGTAAACGTTTATGTATAGCAGACATAATTTTACTACCACGTTCTAACATAGCTATCGTTGTGCCAACAGGAGCTTCTTGCCCCATATCACCTATTTTCATATCAGCAATATTTGCAAACCTTTGTCCACTTTCAACTAATACACCTAATAGTTGTGTTAATACTCCACTCGGTTCTTTATATGGTAATGGCATTAGAGCATCACGAATAGTTCCTCCTGGAACATCAACATCTCTCCATTCTCCTGGTTCTATAGGATTTTCATCATCACGTATACGCATACCTCTTGCTTTAAACCCAGCAGGTAGATTAGATAACGTTCCAGCATCTATTAATTGTCTTAATATAGATGTTGCTGATTTAGTTAGACCGCCAATCATGTGTATAAGTCCAAAACCATAAAATCCAAGTCCAGGAAGGAATTTATAGTGTACAAAATACTCTATTTTTTGTTTTAAAGGGTCATCAGGGTCAAAATTACGTCGTATAGCTAATATTTGCCCACTTTCTTTGATTAAAGTAACGATATAAGGTAAAGCAATTCCTGTAGGTTCACCGTTTATAGTGTCTTCAAACCCTTCAAGGTCTAAATCTACATGCATTTCTAGTATTGAATACGTTTCTGACTTAGCAGGACGAGATAAACCAGTAATATCGTCGATTTTTTCTTTTACACCATCATAATCTGTACCGTATTCAGGTGAACCAACATCTATATTACGATAAATACCTGCTTGTTGCATTTTTCTTATCATGTTTTCAGACATTTGAATAACATGGGTAGCTCTTGAACAATCTAAAAGATCGTTAGTAGAATATGGTACAACAAAATCTTCTGCCATAATAAAATTACTTACAGCTCTTGCTTTTGCAGGATCATAATATACTTTTTTAAATGCTGAACCAGATAAAGGTAGATAAAATAAGAGTTGATCTAGCTCAGGATCGTATTCTTCCATGTTATACGTGATTTGATAATTCATAAATTCTTTTACACGTTGTGCTTGTTTTTCTTTTTCGTTATTTGCGTCACCAAGTATTTGTGTTTTTACTGGTCCATCAGCAGGTAAGAGTTCTCTATACGCTTGTGCTTGAAATTGTGCTACAGATTCTGATAGTAAAGGGTGATGTACTCCACTTGCTCCAGGAAATGGTTCGCTTCTATCATCAGTTTTAATACCAAGAAGTTCTAAACCTTTAGAAAAAGTTTCTAGCCATTCTTTACGTGAATCTTCATCATCTTCGTAATCATCTATTAAGCCACTACTTAAAGTACCTAAATCATCTTCTGATATTATTTCAGCTAAGTTTTGATTAAAGTCCGTACCTGTATCTGGTACTATTTCTATTGCGGTTTCTTGACCTTCGATTATAATATTTGGAGGAGTAGTGTCTTCTGATACAGGCAACTCTATTTGCACTTCTTCAGCGTTAGGTTCAAGTGCTTTTGATTTTTCTATTGCCATGTGTTGTATGATACTTTAAAACGACCTCAATAGTAAACTCGTTTGCGTCTATACACAGGTTCATCTTCAAAATCAGAATCTAATTTAACAAAACCACCTTGTCTAAATCGCATAAGAGCTTGTGTCGTACTATCTACTAAATCATCGTGTTCGCCGTTAGGGAAATCAGTAACTTCATCAACTAATTCTTCTGCCCATCTAGTTTCAGGCACCCATACATAACCACTACTAAATAACGGAGTACAAGCATTTAATCTTGCAATTTTATCTTGTCCTCTACTTGGGTTAAAAGTTTGTACAGGTATGCCAATACTGCGCAGTTCTTGCGTTAAAGGAGTTCCTGAGGCTTTACCTTCTATAATTACTGATTCAGGTTCCCATTCACGGTATTGTTCAAGAGCTTTTTGTTTTAATTCAGGGAAAGAAAGCCTCTCGCGAATACAATCTAAAAGAATAATATGTGCTTCGTCACCAGCATATAGATCTTCTCCATGTTTCCCTTCTGGATAAAACACTCCCCAAGTAGTTATAGCAGAAAAATCCGCCCTTTCAGTTTTCAAAAAAGCCGTGTCGTAACTTTGTATTACATAATCTACTTGTGGTGGTGAATCTTTATCCCATATTTTAAACCAATCTTTATTTATAATAGAGGCTCCTTCACCAGTAGGGTTTTGTAAATATTCTGCTGCCCATTTAGATGGGGATATAGAGGCTTTTATTTTTTCTAATTCATTTAATGGCCAATAAGATTCCCATAAAGGTTTACCACTTGGTAGTATAGCAGGTAATTCTATTATTTCCCATTGGTCTGCAGCTTCTGTTTCCATCATCTTTTTTACAACTCGACCAGTCAAATCTCGTTTAGACCAACGCGTCATAACCATAACGATTGCACCTCCAGGTTGTAAACGTTGTCGAGGACCTGTCATATACCACTCATACGCATCGTCAAGAGCAGTTTGACTCATGGCATCTTGTTCTGAGTGTGGATCATCAATAATAAAAAGATCCGCACCACGACCAGCTAATGCACCACCGACACCAGCTGCAAAGTATTCGCCGTTTAGTTTACCGTCGATTGTACGTGTTTCCCAACGACCTGCTGCTTTACTTTCTGGATTTAATTCTACATTCGGGAATATTTCTCTATAATCTTTTGTATCAACTAAATCACGTATTTTTCTACCAAAACGTACAGCTAGATCTGCAGTGTGTGTTGCTTGAATAATCTTGAGTCCAGGATTTTTACCAACAAGATATGCTGGAAATAAATAAGAGGCAAACTCTGATTTAGTGTGACGTGGTGGCATATTGATAATTAACCGTTTAAGATCGCCTGTCGCTATACGATCAAAAGCTCTTGCCATTATTCTATGGTGCTCGTTCTCGATAAAATCTGACCACATACTCTTTACAAACTGCAAAAAATTTGTTTGTAGTTCTTCTTTTTTCTGGAGTTCCGCGAGACGTTCCGATAGTTCGAGGTGTTCCTCTAGGAGTTCTTGGGGTATATGCTCTAGTTCGTCGTTCATTTAAAAAATTTGCTGCAAAATTTTTGGTGCATAAGGATTGTGAACCAACGCAGTATTATTTTATGCACTGCTTTTTGCAGAGGGGGGTCAATGATTCTGGAGGCAATGATACTAAAAACACTGGAGAAAAGAATCCTAGACTGTTGCGAATAATACTTCTGCATTTATACTTCTCGAATATTATCAAGAGGCTCGGAGGCGACAGACTCTGACTCACCTTCAATCGTGTACTTGGCTCTAGGCAAAATCCCTCCTGACTGTTGGTGAAGTTCTTGTATTCGTTTAATAATCTCCAACTTTGTAAGGTCATTATTTTTGTTGACTGTAAATTCTTTGCGATCTACATATAATCCTGCTGCTTTGCCTCGATTTATTTCTGCAGTAACTGCTGCCCCATAAGCATTGTTCTCGACTGCTGCGTCTCGCAATCGTTCTAGATTCTCTAAGTGGTTTGACAATGTTAGTGTTGCCCTTGCTGCTCCCCTGTTCTGTAACTCTTGGACTCTGCGTTGCACAAGAGGCTCATTATTCATTAGGAATGTGCCTGCACGCCCAGCATTCTTGTGTGAATAACCTGCTCGCATGGCTGCCTCCGTTAAGCTC